CCTGTTTCAAAGAGGATTTGCATTGAATTGCAACCTCGATGGGTATTACTGATTATAAGAAATTATAATCGCTGAGAAATCAGTCTGGTGACTCACCTAAAATCCATTAAGATCTAATCTTAACTGATTATGGTGAACCTGGTATTGGAGCAAGAGCTGGCGTCCCGAAAGGAACAGCGCAGCTTTGATACTGATCTAATAACCTAGTAATCTAGGGTAGAATGTATATCTATTATTATATAAAAGTATACAATGAATATTTTAAGCTCGCTCTTATTCTATTATTATAAAACTCGCCGGAATCCGGACCGTAAAATCGGTTGGACTATGGACGGAGGATAATAATTGTTTAAGATCGAGGACTAAAATTGTATTGTATATGAATATAATAATATATTGCATCTACGTGGATAACAATTAAATATTAAATATGAAAAATTTCTTCTTCTTTTTAATAGATAATTGAGATTCAATATTAGATCTGTATGTAGTTACAACTACCCGTCGCATAAAAGTTCGTAAGAGCAAAAAGATGACGGACAAAGTGTTCCCAATCTCTTCTAGACTTTTATCAGTCAAGAAGAGCCTGATCTCCATTCCATTAATAAAGTTGTTAACTTTATCGATGGGAAGGATTTCAGGGCTTCGAAACCGTGTCATTATCATCACTAATTTCTTTAAATTAGTCTTGCATCTTAATAAGAATCATGGTTCTGATTTCACTATAAAGTGATTAAAATCTTGCTATGTAGCCCTTCAAAAGGCTCAAGCAGATGATAATCTAAAATCTTTACGTGATTTAGAACCCGATTTACCTCTCCCTAGATTAGTTAATGGTCTTCCATCCTGTATAGGATCGAAAGATCGTTTTCTAATTAAGGGAGGTAATCCGAATATTATTCGTTTTTGAAGTTCTTTATTTTCGATTTATAGAATTTTAAAATGTTCTTATAAATTGAAAACATCAACTATTACATCTACCTTTACAGGTGATTTTAATAAATTGATGGAAGTTCAAAGTTCGATTAAAATCGGATCTTATTTCGAATCTCTTAATGGTTTTGATGACTGAAAACGAAAATTTTCATTGGTACCTCAAACTTTTGTTATTAGTACCTCAGCATCACCTCTAGCTAAGATTGCTTGAACTGGAATATTGACTGAATGTCATTTATTCTGAGAACAAGATAATCCTATTAGAGGTAATGTTGAACATTATTTATCTGTAATTAAGAAAGCCGGCTTTAAACGAGCTGAAATTCTTTTAGATAAAACCTGAGAAGGTAGGGAGCTTGCGCATCGTTTGATGTTGCAAGGTCTCTCTCTAACTCAGAAATGTTCATCTGTTTCTGCTTTTGGGCAATTTGCCTTAAAAGAAGAAGCAGCTGGAAAATTACGCGTTTTCGCATTAGCTGATGTTATAACACAATCGGTTTTAAAACCTTTACATGATTCAATGTTTTCATTATTGAGAATTATTCCCAATGATGGAACCTTTGATCAAACGGCTTCTGTTTTAAGAAGTCGTGATAAAGCTTTAAAATCTGATTGTGCGTACTCTTTTGATCTTAGTGCTGCTACTGATCGCCTACCTTCTTCATTAAGTGCTGTTATAATCTCTCGATTATACGGCATTGATGGATTAGGTGAAGCATGACGTAGCTTACTAGTCGAAAGAGATTTCTACTTTAACGAAAAAGATTCTACTAATTATAATGTAATTAGTGGACCTTATCGTTATACTGTAGGACAGCCAATGGGAGCGTTGTCATCATGACCTGCTTTAGCTTTGACTCATCACTTTATATTGCAATACTGTCACTCACGTATCAGTTTAGAAAATAATCTTTTCAAAACTGGTGTCTGATGTGATAATTATGAAATATTAGGTGATGATCTAACTATCTTTAATCCTTTACTGGCTTCTAAATATTTAGAAGTTTGTAAATGATTAGGGGTAGACATCAATATTACCAAATCAATTGTATCACCTAGTAAACCCGTTTTCGAGTTTGCTAAGCGTACTTTTAATGGTAAATTTGATGTATCTCCAGTACCACTAAAACAGTTGCTGTCTATCTCTTTAGGAGATAGAATTGGACAATTCCTTGATTATTCTAATCGAGGAATGATTCCATCAGTTTCTGTTTTAGTGAGATTGATTTCTCGTTTTGGTGGATTAAAAAGAACTCAAAAAGATCTTTTTAATCCGATTCTTGCCATTCTTGGGGTCTTAAATTCAAAGAATTTAATTCCGCACCGATGGTTAGTAGAATCAATAATAGCACCTTCAGAGTCTTTTGATTTATCATCAAAAGATCTGAAAGTTCCATTACTTTCATCATTGAAATTAATACTTAAAAGTACTAATCAAGATTTAGAAAAAGTGACTGAATATCCGTGATCTCATGAAGAAATCCGTAAGGAAATCTATGATGATTACTCGGATGAATTCGCTTTTGTCACAGCTAATCGAGCGTTAACCCTTGTAAAAACTATTGAACAGAAATTTGATGATTTAATCAAATTTAATGTTCTACAGTTTTTCGCGGGTGAACCTCGAAAAGTACTTTCAATATTCGATAAAATCGACGATATTGGATTACGAGGAGCTCTTACTGGTTGATTTGAATTTAATCTAACCAATTGAGATCCCGAATTTGATATCGAAGAGTTAATCGAAGAGATTGAAGAAGATAAGGCATTTTATTATAAACATAATTTGACTAGAGCTAAAGCTGATTCTTGATTAGAAAAAGCTGAAAGACTCTGGTTCAAATTCGATTTAAAACCCAAACCAAGAACATCTGTTAAAGATGATTCTTGTAAGGTTTTATTCGAATTATATAAAGTTGCCGGAAACTTCAAACAATCATATTGAAAGATTGAGAGAGCATCCTGATAATGACCATTTCGATGTAAT